CCTGGTTGTCGCACATACTATTGGGCGAAGGACCTTGCGGCAGACTATGAGAGTTTTTCCCCGTCTGAGGACGATCTCATATGCATTGTGGATGTTGACATGTACATGGACATGCCTTTCCTACTGGGCACGAGGTTCCAACCTGTCTTGCTGAGTACTTTTCAGCCGGGCACCGTTGCACAGGCTACTGGTGAATATAATTTCACCTTCGACATTCAAAACAGGGTGACATACCAAGTCAGCGGCGGCGCGTCTTACACACATGAGGTGTGGAATTATGGGACCGACGTCGTCATGGCTAAAACCACAACATGGTATGGCAAACACATTTACCACATTTACAATGTCGACCGAAGGCAAACCGATGAACACCATCAATTGGTCTTGCTCCCCCGTGAAGCGCTTGGTCTCCTGGTTTATACCACTGGACTTGTGGATCAGCGCCGACCGAGTTCGCCGCCTCAACGTTGTCGAAACGATAGGCGACATCTCCTTTCTCCGTTTAACTGTTCACACTGCTGAAGGCGCCTTTCGCAGTACGGGGAAACCAGGAGAGTACGCTACTGCGTATATCCCGATTGATAAAGACGACACTCTTGCGAGTTTGGCACGCGTTGGGAAGAACCACGAACTCACACCGGCGACAATCAAACAAACTATTGCCGATGTGGGCCAAATGGAAGCTACCATTCTTACAGAATATCACAGGTGTAAGACCGCAGGCTCGCCCGACGTTGTGTATCCAGTGCAAGGCTCTGTGTTCCGGTTTCAGTATAGTGTATCCGGTTACGACCCCACAGCCGCGCCATCACTCACACCGTTCATGTCACCAGTCGTCCTGGGTTGTTATGCTCCAGACAGATGTTTGGCCAATGACACTGCCGCTATCAATGGGCGTGTCACATCTGTGAAACCATCGAGCGACATCAAGATAACACCCAATCAGTTGAGATACATGGAGGAGTTCATCGAATTTCTTGTGCCGGAACCACATGTTGGCCACCCACAGGACTTCGATGACGTGCTGGATAAACAAAACCGTCCAGCACAGCGTGCGATTTTGGAACGTGCCTCTGATGTGGCTGCCTCTGTGGTAGACCAACCCGTTCAGAGTTTCCAGAAGAGTGAAGCCTACTGCAAGATCACTGACCCCCGGATTATTAGCACCATTCCCGGGGTCAATAAATATAACTACTCGCGCTACATCTACGCTTTCACTGCCGCACTCCGTGCTACCGCATGGTACGCGTTCGCACTCAAACCCATTGATATTGCGCATCGAGTTGCCACTATCTGTGTGCGGGCACTATGCGCCATCATTTCTACCGATCTTTCAAGATTTGATGGCCGAGTTTCGGCAATTCTACGCACGCTAGAACACATGGCAATGATGCGGTTCTTCCACCCCCAATATCAC